ACTTTTTACCGTAAAAATTATACGCTTATTCGTAAGCACGTAGGGCGTGCCGTCCGTATACCTTACGGTAACATTTTTTTTATAGTAATTCGATTTTTTTACGGTTAATATTGCGCTCATAATTATTATTTTACGGTTACATCCTTACTTCCCATGCTGTCAATCTCGTAATGATACCCAATGGTAGATACAGCAGCCACGCCTGTATATGTGTCCAATGCATCGCTTCCGAGCCTAAAAAAACGGAAATGAAACTGTGCCCCTATCTCATTAGGTATTGTTATCGGAGGGAATTCGCTACTTATCTTAGCCCATGCCGTACCTGTTGTTGAGGCTGTAAGATATATAGTAGTACTTGTAGTCGTAGCCACTCCCTCAGTTGTAAAAAAATACTCTAACCCATATCTTACATTACCTACATTTGTTGTATTCGCTGCCCAATGGGCGTGGAAATATATATTACTGCCTAGCTTAGTCTTGTGAGGTATCTCCCTAGTCCCTGCAACCTCATCGGTAGTGTTATTCGCAAAACCCGCAATACTGATACCAGTAGAAGCCCATTGTGTTGCCGTTGGTGCTGTTCCTGCCCCTGTAAGCGTTGTGGGGTCGAGGTTATCGTCCTCCCAAACTGTTGACGTGCCTAATAGTTTTATTGCATTCTCGGCGCTTACCTGTACGTAATTGCCTCTAGGTATGTCGCCGAAAGCAAGGGTGTCTGTTTTGACAACTAAGCGAGCGGAATCTTGATAGTCTGTCACTACCAAGTTTGTATAATTATCAATGTAACTTTTTATCTTTATTCCAATTCCTACCGAAGTATTGTTTGCATTAACTATATCAATTCCAGTTCCTGTAGAAGAATTATCTATAGATATACCCTTACCAGAACTAAGATTATTAACGACATACCCTTTACCAGCACTTTCATTTCTAACTTGCACCCCATTACCGACCGTCGTATTACGTACATAAGCGCCAAAACCTGAACCACTATTTTCGATCAACAGGGCAGCCCCTGTTGATGTATTAGTTAGAAAAGCGCCGTGGGCAGCACCAGTATTATTTATTGTCAGACCATTTAGAAATGAGCTATTCTTAATAGCTAATTGTGTCGGCTGAAACATCCCGTTAAAATTATACCTAGTCGTTGTAGTCGGGTCTTGTGTCCCCTTATAAATACCACCATAACTGCCAGTCCCAGTACTATCGGTATAAGCCACATACTTATTAGTAACCCATTTTAGCAGCCCGCTTTGTGGGGCGAACCCTCCGCTAGCGCTCACTAAGCTGTCGGTGTAAAATTTGTCTGGTATCCACAAAGGATTACCAGTCGACCGATGCGAACGGTAACGTGCGCCGTTATTATCAAACGTAAATCCTTGTATAATCCCCGAGTTAGCGGTGTTTTTTAAATTAAACGAATCTTGGTCAAAAATTATCTTATGTTGATTCGTGTAGGGTGTCCCTAAAGAACTGTTAATAACCCCATTAAAAATACCGTTAAAATCACCGTAAAAATCGTCGGCTTCTACGCTAGGTGCTACAATAGATTTTGTATATAAAAAAAAAGTATTATTTGTATGAACTTTAACCTGCGAAGGCTCAATAGTAGTAATCAACGAATCGCCCTTATAGTTCTGCGCTACTGTTTTATACGGCAATTTTAATAATGTTTGCCCTGTCGCCATCAATGGCACTAATGCCAAAAAAAATAATAATTTTCTCATAATATTGTTTTTTTTACTCCGTAAAATATTGGTTTATAAGTCTTTTTGTCTGATGTTAAGCTGTTCCACAATGGATACAAGGTAGTATTTTTATTTAGATACATTCTAATTAATGAAAAAGCGTTAAACGCTATTTCTCTATTCTCAAGTTGCAGCCGCTTAATGTCGCCAGTTGATACATTATCGCTATTGTCGAGCTTCTTTTTTACGAATCCCGAAAATGTGTCGAAGATATTGCTTTCGCCGATGTACAACAAAACTACAACCATTTAGCAAATCGGTATAGTTTTCGGGATTAGCTGCAACGGCTTGATAAAAAGCATAGCCTAACAGCTTGTCAAGTTCAAGGCTCTCGACCTCGGTGGCTATCTGGTTGTATCGGTCTTCGTTATTAAGCGAAATAGGCTTAATAGTATTTTGTTCATTAAAGCTTAGGAGGAGCAACATAGTTTATAGGTGTTAATTTTTCCTTGTACAAGGATACTTCTTTTAAACTCCAGTCTGTAACCGCTTTTAACGTCGGGTTTACAGAGTTCGAAAATATATCTTTAAACAGTTCGCTTATCGCTTGGCGCACGCCTTGTGTCAACGCGTTATAATAATTGGTAGCCTGTACAATAGCTTCGCCCGATGTTCCGCTCAATTTGCCTTGCTCGTAATCAATCAAAACAGCTGGCAAAGCGTGAACCGCCTTACGTATGTTGTTGGCTAGTGAAGTTTCCCAACTTTGGAAAAGTTTATCGTTGATGTTGGTTTTAATTTCCTGAACTTTAAACGCTCCATCAACTTTGAGGTTTCCTGTTTCGTCGAACTCACTTTCGAACATTAACAGCTTGTCGCCGTCCGCTCCCATCCATTCTTTTGCTTTTGCAATTACCATATCACGGTCGGCTTCATCTTCAGGTGGTGCAATGTTCATTACTATTTTATCGCTAAAACCGTTACGAATTTCTCTATTTTTGAATAGTTGCACCTGATATTCAGTGTCCATATCCAAGTAAACGCTATCAAACGGCGACAATGGATATAGGTAATTGTCATCCAAAAACAAACTGTAAATTTGCCCTTTGAATTTCTCAATTCCGCCTGCCGCGTTAATATTCGATGCCAAAACGCTAGGTTCTAGGTTAAAATGTGGAAACCAACTAATTTGATTTTGGTTAAAAGGCTTTAGCTCACTTTCTTTCGTCCAGTTGGTATGTACTGCCACTTTTGCGCAATATCCTCTGTCGTCCTCACGGCTCAACCGCGCGTATTTAAAAGGCACGATGCGAGTACTTACCACTTCGCCACCTATATTGACGTTACAATGCACAAAAGAGCCGTTAAACTTAGAGATACTTTCAGCAATGTGTCTACGCAAACTATCTAATGTTATCGGTTTGCCCTTATTGTCGAAGCCTACTAGCTCCTTGCCAATAGCTTCATTTTCAAAACCTTCGCCACCGATAAATTTTGCGTAGATATTTGCGCACGCCTTCGCCGTTTGGCTGCCGAAAATAAGTTTTTCGATTATCTGAGGGTAATCATTTTCAGCTCCGTAAGTCATTATTCCGCTTACCGTATCGGTTTTAATTGACTTGTTGAGCTTAACCGTTAATCGTTTATCAATCTCGGAGTTTAGTAGCTTCATTTTTTCTTTTTAGGCGCGTGGCGTTGTTCGAATTTGGCTTTTATTTCTTCGTCTGGCATTACTGGCAGTACAACAAAATCCTTGTTTGTTAAGTGTTTGCCTGCTAATAACATTTGAGCTTCATCGTCTGTAATTAATTCATTATTCCAATGCCTAGCAGTTGACGCAATGTATTTCAAACCGTTCCAATTTGGCTTGCACGTTCTATTTTTTATCTTTTCAAGTCTCTCAATCGCTTCCATACCTTTTAATTTTAATTGTACGTAATATTTTCGGTAACAACTGGTGCACGAACTTAACAGCATACCGTTGTTTAACAAGTTTTTATACAAATCTTTTAGTATATTAACATTCGAGGAGGTTATAGCCTCCTCGTATGTTAAACTCAATATGTAATTTAATTTATCAATCATTAGCTAAGTAATGCCTCTAGTGCTGCCTTGGTAGCTGCATAAGATGTGATTAATATATTATACTGCGAATGTGGCTCGCCCTCTTGGTCTTTGGTAGCTAGTTCAAAACTACGTGTACCGTTGGCATCGTTAGCCATACGACTGTCGGCGGTTATGTGTAACCCCGACTGTAATCCATAACCTACGAAAATGCCGTCGCCAGTAGTGTTTTTTTGCTTATACTCAACGATTACGCAAACATCGCTTAATCCGTCAAGTGCCTTAACGCTCTCACTATCAAACTCAAAGCCCTTGAAAGTAAACTTGTGTTTAAAAGTGTCTGCCAAACCCTCGTCTACTATACGCTCGTGCCCTGCGTTCAGATTTTTTTTAACGCCTAGCACCTTGTACATTAATGCAGCTCCAACAGCTACCAAACCAGTTACTTTGTTTGGTGTTGTGCCGTCGTAAGTAGGTGTCATCTCTAGCCTATTATACATATAGGCTGTTACTTCCATGCCCCCCGATGGTTGAGTTGAGCAGTTAGAGGTAATATTTTTTACAATTCCTGACGTGCAGCTCATTATGGTAGTTGTGTTAAAATTGTGTACTTATATTTAATTGTCTGAGTGCTGTCGTAAGGAGTTATTTTAATTCTTACATAAGCATCCTTAGGAGTTACAAGGTCGCTAATACCTGTTTGACTTGCACCAGTACCCGCGAAACTTACGGTGTCCTTAGCAACCCAAGTATTATTGTCGAGCGAAGTTTGCAATATCACTCTAGCCTTGGTGTACGTTCCACTAGTGCGAGTAAGAGTAGGGCGAAACTTCACATTTTCGGCAAAAGGCTTCGCATAGATAGTATACGTATCTGTACTATTCTTTTTTACCGTATCGGTGGCGTTACCGAACACATTCCACACCTGCGAAATGGTTACTGTCTTATCCTGTGCGCTTGCTCCTATCGTAAGGGCTAAGCAAAAAATCAATAAAAGAAAACTTCTCATTTTTTATAAGGTTTTAAATGGGGCGGGATTAACCGCCCCGATTAGTTAATAAGCTACAAGCATATTCGCCTCTTGCAAAATTTTACAGTCTTGCGTCCAAGCCACATCAACGTATAGTTTTTTCGATAATTTATCATAAAAACTATCTAAGGAATTAAAACTCTGAGTGTCGGAAGTACCTACTGGCACATTATTAATGTCAGAAAAAGTTGCGCGGTGAGGTAATAAATATGTTGCGCCTTGGTCGTAGTACTTTTTAATAAGTCTGTCCCAATCCGAACGAACGATTACTTTGAAGCCTCCGAATGTGTTACCAGTTACACCGTTGGTATATAACCCAGTGTCGAATGCACCGCCTTTGCTCTGAATGAATTTAATCCAGTTATCCCAAAGTGTTTTAGTACACTGTATTACAAGGTTGCCACTAAGTGCCTCAGGAGCAATATTTGCAATTAATTCGCTAAACACTTGATACGCTGCATCGGCTGCAAGTGACAATTGTGCCGCTTTTGCATTAGCCGCGTTTTCGGTAATCGTTACTCGTGGAATTAGTTGAGCGCCTGCACCATCGGCAAAAATCTGTTTGAACATACCGTCTTGGTTGTTAAACAGTGTTTTATCCGAACCTGCTGTTAAGTTTCCGCCGTTACCTACAACCTCAGCGGCTGTATCGGCAAACTCAGCAATACGTACAATACCGCGACTAACAGCTAACCCAGTTAAATCAAGGACGTATTGTTTTAAAGGGTTGCTTATGTTTTCCCAACGCGTTGATGCTATTTGCTGGTCTCTCCAAAATTTCAAACGTGCAGGAATATCGTCAACGCAAAGCGGAATACGTTGCGAATACAATTTAGGCGCCCATGTTTTTTGACCTACTGGAAAATTGCCAGTATAGGTATTAACGCCACAAGCACCCGGGTCGGCAATTCCAATGTCTTCGAGTTGCCCGAGAATTGGAATATACTTATCCATAATTACACCAGTCTGAACCGCGTGAATGTTTGTTAATTCAGGGTTTAGGTAGGGGTTTACTTTTATGAGGTCGCTGTCCTGCGTTGCCTCTTGAATATTGAGCGTTAGGCTGCTCAAGCCATCAAAAATATCAGCCATTTTTTTTAGTTTTTAAAGGTTTTCAAAATAAGATTTTGGCAATACGCCTTTTTTTGGCTCTGCTGGCTCATTCCCAGTCTTTGCCGTTGGGGGTGCGAAGTCAGAAAACTGCGCTTTGAAGCGGACAAATTCAGCCTTTACTTCATTCGCGGCTTTAACAGCCTCGGTAGCCATAGCTTCGGTTTCTACTTTTGAGGCTTTTATGCTTTCCAATTCGGCTTTTAAAGCCTCGTTTTCAGCTTTTAATGCATCAATTTCGCCGCTAGCAGGTGGCACAATCTCGGTAACAATACCGCCTTCTACCTTAACGGTTGAGCCATCAGCCATAACATACTCGCCATTAGGGGCGGAAGTCTTAACGCCAACGGTTAACTCGGTAATGTCGGTAATCTCGGGGAAATCCATTTCCACGCCGTTAACGTCCGATAACATTAACGCTTTGATTTTAAATTTTGCAAGGAAGCCCTGCAACACTTTTTCGAAGCCGTTAAGCTTCTCAACAACTTCTTTGTTTTCCATGTTATTGTTATTTTTTAAATGTAATTTAGCTACCGCCTGTATTGTTTGATTTTCCACCCTCGCAAAACCAAGCGAAGAAATTTGTTCGGGGGTTAATGGTATGTTTTCGCTCATGAAAGCTTTTATAATGTCAACGTCCGCCCCAGTAGCCTGAGCGTACCATTTGGCATAGTCATTTTCAATTGCTTGTAATTCTTTCGCCCTAGCTGTGAGTTCGGTAGCATCACCTTCAACAGCACCGTAAGGATTGTGGATAAGAAAAACGCCTTTAGCAGGGTAAAAAATTCGACTGCCTACTGGAGCGAGCGTGAAAAACTTAGACGCAGCACTTGCAACGTTGCCACTGTTGGAGCTAGTAATAATTTTGCCTGTTTTTTCAACGGCGCTAATCATTTTATCGGCAACGTCGCAGTAACCTCCATCAGAAGCTACGTCTAAATTTAAGGTGTCGAAGTTTTTTGCGCTGTTTAAATGGGTAAGTAAGTCGTTATAGCTAAAGTATTTAGCTGTGTCTTCGCCATTCTCAGGCGAACCAATCAAACCGTATATGGGAATGTTGTATACTGGCATATTTTTTTTTTACAAATATATG